AAATGCTTTCTTCATATCTTTATTTTGTTTAACCATTTAGAACCGCCTTAGGTATTGCCTGACAGTTCCAATGTATAAATCTAAACGGATCATATCCATTATCAACAGCAAATTGATGTGGCATATATGATGGAAAGAACAACATTGAACCTGGTTTTACTTTATAAGTTATCTGACTACTTGCATAAGTTATTTTTGTTTTATCTTGTTCTGGTAAACCATTCATAAGACTTCCTGGTCTAGGATCTTCGAACAAAGGAAATGAAGTTCTTTCACCAGCTTTTAAAAAATAAAAACCAGAGATATGACCATTCCAATGTGTGTGTAATGTATGATGTCCACCACCTTTTTTAGCAAACTCTTGTACCCACATTTCTGTGGTAAATATTGAATAGTCTGATAGATCGTAACCCATTTCTTCTAATAGATTATATGATGTTGCACCTACATAATCTTGTAATTCTTTAAATGCAGGATCTCCAATTAAAGTTGTAGAATGAAATACATGACCTGTATCACCTTTATCACCAAATTCTTTATTTCTTCTATCTATTATAGGTTTAATTTCTTTCTTTGCCGCCTCGATATATGAGTTAGATGATTTATTTAATTCATTAATATCTTTTGATTCATTTGCAAACCATATAGGACATTTAAATAAATCTTCTCTTGCTAATTGTTGTGGATAACTTAACTTTTCTTTTTTAACTTTAGTTTTTTTCTTTTTCATAATATTCCTTTATTTAAACGGATATCCTAAGTTCCAAATAACCAAACTATTTCTTTCACCACTTTTGATTGGACATACTCTATGCCATACAAAGCTAGGAAATACAACTAAAGAACCTTTAGGTAATATCTCTGTGCATTTATGTATGTTTTTTTTCTTATCAGGATCATTATTTCTAAAATCAAATTCTAACTCACCACCCTTGTAATCTTTAGGGTCTGATAATGTTACGGTTACTGATAACTTTCTTATCTTACCATGTGAATGAGTGTTAGGTTTATTATATACTTCTTCCCAACTATCACAATGCCAATCATAGTATTGACCTTTTTTATACTTTGTAAATTGACAAGACTCACTATAATCCCATTCAAAATTCCAACCAGCACTTACATTTGATTGATGAATATAAGGTTGTATCTCATTATATATCCATCTATCGTTCATCCAGACAATGTTTGAATCTCTTTTCTTCTTTAAGTCTTGTATTTGTTTTTTATTTAAATTTTTTGAATCATCAAATCCACCAGTAAGAGCCAGTTGATCTTGAAGTTGATGACCATATTTTACAATGTCATCACAGATACGTTCTGGGATTACTGATTTAAAGTACCAATAATAATTTTTTAGATTCATTTGAGATCACTTTCTTTTATTATCTATTTGTATTATAACATATTTATAATACTTTGTAAAGCGTATTATTACGCTAATGATACTGTCAATGTAGCTGAAGCAGTAAATTTACCAATTTTATCTCCACCTGGGTGTGTTGAAGCAGTAAATACACAGGAAGGAGTACCAGCAAATGCAACAGCACTTGGTCCTCTAACAACTACAATACCTGAACCACCATTGTGAGTTGTAACACCTGAACCTGCTGATCCGCCATTATCAGCACCAGAAGCACGTCCACCTCCGCCACCACCAGTATTAGTACCACCACTTGTTCCAATACCACCACCTGGCGTAGCAGTACAAGCTGGTCCGGGTCTCATACTTCCAACTCCACCTCCACCGGCAGCTGCCGAAGCTTGAGTAAAGGTATCTCCACCGGCATTCTATACTAGGGCACCTCCTCCTCCACCAGCATAACTTGTATTTGGTCCTAAAATTAAATTTGGAACACCTGCACCACCAGCACCTCCTGTATGACAAGAAGCACATCCAGTTCCTCCAGCAGCACCAGCACCACCTCCGCCACCACCATAATTCCCATTACCGTAATAACTTGTTCCAATTCCAGCAGCACCAGCGCTACCTTGAGGAGGATTTGTAGGGGGAGTGTTACCTGCACCACCAGTACCGTTAGTATTAGGATGACTACCATATCCTCCACCACCAGAAGCACCAGCAAGACCATCATTATTGTCTGTTGGGTCAGAGTGTGGGTGACTTCCACCACCTCCACCACCAGCGGATGCTATTGTTGTATCAAAAGCTATTGATGAAACTCCACCAGGTGCACCTCTGCTGGCGTAATTAGGAGCTCCTGCACCACCAGCGCCAACTGTAATTGTATAATTTCCTGTTAATATACCTGATACGGCACTACCTCTTAATGGACTTGGTCCATAACCAGTGGCACGATAACCACCAGCACCGCCTCCAGCGGCACCTCCGCCGCCACCACAACCGCCGCCAGCACCACCGCCGACAATTAGATAGTCTAAAGTTGTATTTAAAGATTGTTGTCCATTAGGCCAAGTATTAGCAACTCTAGCATTATAAACACTATTAATATTGAAAACACCATCTGCTTTGTTTAATTCTTTTACTAGTACAATTCCTGATCCACCAGCGGCACCATCATAAGTTGGTGCACCCTCGGCACCTCCACCGCCACCACCAGTATTAGCAGTTCCAGCACCAGCTGTTGGAGCATTAGGATCACCACCATCACCACCTCCACCTGGACCTCCAGCGCCACCTGTGTTTGTACCTATTCTTGTTCCACCACCACCACCGCCAGCAAAAACTGAATTCGTTGGCGCAAAATGTCCAAATGTAGGACCTATATCTAAACCAGCACCACCATCACCAGCTTTTCCATTTCCTGGAAATCCTCCTGTGACAGCATTACCACCTACAGCACCAGCACCGCCTCCACCACCAGATCCTCTTGTATCCGTTGGAGTTCCTCCTGGATTTGGATTAGCTCCTGTTCCACCATTATTTCCTTGACACGCTGTACCTGCACCACCTGCTGCGCCTGTAGTAGATGGATTACCTCCACCACCGCCGCCGCCAGATCCACCAGCCTCACCGGCAACACCACCTTTTCCTCCGCCGCCACCACCAACAGAAGCAACATCATTAAAATCTGAAGCTCCGCCATCTGTTCCTGGAGTTGAATTTGGATAAGTTCCAGCAGCACCACCAGCACCAATAACTACGGGATATGCAGTACAGGCAGATAGTCCAGTTACCGTGGTTACTAATAAACCACCGCCACCTCCACCACCAGCTCTATCGGCGCCACCGCCACCACCGCCAGATACAATTGCCGTTAAGACAGCAGAAGTTCCAGCTCGTGTTGTGTGATTTCCTGATGATGTAAATCCAGTGATTTTATCAGTTCCAAACGAGGTTACGTTATTTGGACCTATTATACCACCATTTTTTGTAGTTTTAATTTTTGTTGAGCTTATTAACCCCATTGTGTTTTCCTATTCAGAAACCCACGCTGATCCGTTCCAATTATAGACTGTTGGAGTTTCTGCGTTATCGTTTGATTTAGTTGCTTCCCAACCTGTATCATTGTCAGCATTGTATTTTGTTTCGTTCCATTTGATATCGTAAATAAAATCACTTCCCTCTATAACTGAAGGATAAGTGATTGGTGCTTGCCAATCATCGCTATCATCTAATGCCCATGAGGCAAAAGGTTGTTGTGTTAAAAATTTGTTTTTAGAAGCATTATAAACATAATCTATGCCTGCATATTGTTTTCTAAAGTTATTATTGTATGATGTTTGTTTCCATGTTCCACCACCAAAGAAATTCACGCACCATGTTTCTCCATCAGCGTGTTCATCTGAAGGTACACAGTCGTTTCCAACCACTACTACTCTTTTCACAACTAAATGTGTATCAGAAGTAAAACCTGTCGGGTCTGTTTTTGATTCTAACTCTGCAAAATGAGCCATAATTATTTTTCCTTTAATTATTAATCTGTAATTTCTTCGTAGGAAACGAAATAAGTTAAATCACTTGCAGCACTTGCTGTAACTGCTAAATGATCTGTTTCGTCTAGGTAGATCGGATTCTCTAAAAATGATAATGTTGCGT